TGCCGGCAGCGGGAGGCGTCGGGGTGGTGGCAGTGCTCATGACCCGGAAAGCGTCACCGGGCGCTGGGAACCTTCCGTCTCACTCTTCCGACTGCGGCTCTTCCGGGGGCTTCTTCAGGGCGAGCTCGACGGCCTCCTGGTGCTCTCGGAGGGCTTGCAGGTAGCGCTCGGGGGCCACCCGCTGCAGCTCGAGCATCAGGTTGATGGCCACGCTTCGGCGCCCCTCGTTGTACGCGGTGGCTGTGGCCGTCTCTGCGTAGCTCGGGCCCCACAATCCTCCCGCCTCGAGCAGGCGCCACAGGAAGCGCCGCCCCTCGATGGTGGAGAGCACCGCGCGCACGTCGTCGTCGCGCTGCTGCTCGGGCGTGCGACTCATCTGACGCCCACGCCCTGCAGCAAGGTGGTGAGCGCCGAGTTGTCTTCGAGCTTCGTCTCGCTCAGCGCCTTCGCGGTGTCAGCGCCCTGCTGCATCGCCGCCATCTGCTGCGCCTGCGCCTGCAGCTTCTGCCGCGCGTCGCGCAGGGCCTTGACGGCCTCGTCGGTGAGAATGGTGGCGGGGGGCACACCCAGGCTGTCGGCGTACTCGTCGACCAGCTGATCCCAGTCGAGCTTGTCGATGACGTCGGGCTTCGCCGCGGCGAGCTGGATGACAAACAGCGCGAGTCGCTGCAGCCCCGTGGTGGCGAGCATCTTCTGCGCCGCCGCCATGATGGAGATGTACTCGGGCTTCAGGCTCGTGCCCTGGAGCTCTTCAGGGGGCGGGGGCAGGAGACCGGCCCGCTCCGCGTATTCGAAGAGCAGGTCGAGGAGTGGGTCGAGCAGCTCGTCGTTGAGCCCCTCGAGCACGGCGCCGAGCTGCTGCAGCTTCTCCTCGCGGCGTTGGTCGACCTCCGTCGCCGTCATGTTGCCCGTCTGCTCGGAGATCATCAGCCAGAGGTGGGCGAAGAAGGCGCGCTTGATGCGCTCCTCGTGCTGGCGGATCTTCATCTCGACGACGTTGATGACGTCCGCGCGGATCTCCACCGCGGGCCGCAGGGCCTGCCCCGCGGCGAGGCCGTCGACGAAGTTGTTGGCGCCGGGTAGCAGGGAGATGGGCGTGCCCCGCGCGGCCGTCGGTGCGGCCATCGGGGGCGTGACGATCTTGTCGACGGCCTGCGCAGCGCGGCGCTCGAGCTGCTGCAGCGCGCGGCAGTCACCCAGGGCGTCATGGCCGGGCCCGGTGCCGTAGACGTCGTCACCGGTGCGGCTCCAGCGTGGGCACAGCACCGGAAACTGCGCGTAGCCGGACTCTCGGAGAAAGAGCTCGGAGCCGCTCTCGCTGGCCTCCCACCAGTCGCTGCAGAAGCGCTTGCCGCGCGGGCCCACCTTGTCGGGCTGGTAGTCGGCATTCGGGTACACCGCGTGCACGATGTCGAAGCGCTTGTCGTGCTGGCCCTGCGCATGAAGGTTCTGCACGTTCTTGCTGCACGCCTCGAGACCGAAGAGCCCGACCAACTGCGCGACGGTGAGGGACGCCTCGCGGAAGATGGTGTCGATGGCGCCGCGAGCTCCAGCCGCAAGGTAGTAGCTGCCCACGGCGAAGACGTAGCTGCGCACGCCGTCTTCCTCGTCGGGCTCCACGTGCAACGCGGCGACAGCGAAGGGACCGAGATCCCCGTACACGTTGTGCAGGCCGTTGTAGATGTTGCTGCGCGCCAGCAAGTCACGCAGCACGCGCTCGCACTGCGAGAGGTACTCCTTCACCGCGGGCGCCTCGGCCAGCGTCGGGTCGCCCACCGTGAGGCGGAACCAGGGCCGCGACGCCGGCGTGATGCCCGTCATCATGCCGCTGGCCAGCGTGCGCTGCGCCTCGCGCGGGGTGAAGTTGATGATGCGTCGCTGCTTCTCGCGATCGCTGCGGTTGGTCTCCGAGGGCGACCCGCGGAACCCGCGCGGCTTCATCTCCTGCGCGATGGACTCCCACTCGTCGCGCCACGTGGACGCCTCGGACTTCAGGGCCTGCAGCCGCTGCGTGAGGACGGTCTTCTTGCGGCGGAGCGCGTCCGCCGACGTGCCCTTCTTGGTCTCCATGTCACTCGCCTCGCGTCAGGTGACGCAGCCAGATGCTGAAGGCGAGCAGCACGATGGGGCCGAGCGCCATCGCCTTGCCGAAGATGCTGTCGCGCGTGCTGCCACCGCGGACCCGGCGCACGCGCCCTGAAGTCGCATCGCGGAGGGCGATGTCGGCGAGGTCGGGCGCCGCGGGGGCGGAGTTGATCAGCTCCCGATTCACGCGGTCCGCTCGCTCCTTCGCGAGGCGCTCTGCCTTCGCGGCCTCGTCGGGAAACGGGTCCCACTTCGGGGGCGGGCGGTTGCCCCGCGAGTTGCCGCTCAAGTCTCCAACCATCGGGGGTCCGCCGCTCATGGTGATGCCTCCTCGTAGGGGTCGTAGTCAGCGTCGCGTCGCTCGGCCGCGGCACTCTCTCGAAGCGAGCGCGGCAGCACCGGCGCCGCGAAGGTGAGAGCCAGCGCGTCGGCGACGTCGGGCGAGACGCCCGTGCGCTTCTTGATCTCAGACTTCTTCTCGAGCTTCAGCTTGTTGTCGCGCTCGAAGGAGTACTTCGGCGCCGTCAGCTCGGAATGGAGCTCGGGCATGTCGGGCAGCGCGGCGCGCTCCTTCACCCACTGCGCCATCCGGAACCACATGCCGGCGCGGCGGTTGCAGTACTCCGGCTCGTAGTCCTTCCCGCCGAAGTCGACACCGATGACGGAGTACTGCAGCTGCACCAGTCGATCGACGACGCCCATGCCAAACGTCGCCTGGTCGAGAAAGCAGGCGTCGGGTTTGTGCTTGTCCAGCACCTGCGCCACCTGCCCGGCGAGCTGCATCGTGTCGAGCTCGCGGAGAATGCGTGGCTTGAACATCACCTGGCCCTGCCTCAGGAGGATGACCGAGCGGTCGTCACCGTGGCGGGCGATGTCGACGCCGAGGATCTTCACCTCGTGCTTCCACGCGCCGTCTGGGTAGACGCGCTTCGTCGCGCGCGTCACGTCGTCAGGACCGAGCAGCGAGTCGGGAGACTGGCTGGGGAACCGTCCCAGCACCTTCACCTTCACGATGTCGGAGTCGCGGCCGTAGCTGGCGATCATCTCGCGCGCCCACTCGAGACTGATGCGCTTCGCCCGCTTCGGATCGTCCGGGTCGCCGGTGATTTCCTGTACGTGCCAGCGCGCCCTGTTCCGCGTGCAGGCCGAGTACAGCGGGCCGGAGAGATGCGTCGGGTTGCCGGCGATGAGGAAGAGCGCCTCCCTGCCCTCCTCCTCGTTGGCGTTGGCGAGACCGCCCTCTGCCGCCGCGGCGACTTCCTCGGGTACGCCGCCGGCCTCGTCGATGACGAAGATGACGTTGTCGCCGTGAAGGCCCGCCAGCGTGTTGCCGATGGCGTTCTTGTCGGCGCTGTTGGTCCACTTGCGCGCGTCGATGAACCAGGTGGCCGGCCGCTCTCGGCTGCGAACCTGCGTCGCCGTCCACTCGAAGGCAGCCTTCAGCAGCGGGCTCTTGTCCTGCCACTTCGCCAATTCCGCCCAGAGGTTGGCGTCGAGGTTGTCGCCGGTGATGCTGGTGGCCGCACCCTTCGCGTCGACGCGCGTGGCGATGAACCACCAGATGACGATGGCCAGCACCGCCGTCTTCCCGGGGCCGACACAGGCCTTCAGCGCGAGGAGCGAGCGGCTGCGCTTCTGCGTGAGCGCCAGCATGTACTCGAGCTGCCAGTCGTCGGGCTCGAAGGCCAAGCACTCACGCGCGAAGGCGACCAGGTCACCCCGCCACCGCATCAGCGAGCGGATGGCTTCTTCGCGCTCGTCGCTCACGAGCCGCCTCGATCACGCCGCGTGGCCTCGGCGAGGAGGGCCGCGAAGGAGTCGGTGACTTCGTGCTGGTGTCGCTCGATGAATAGCCCGAGGTGCTTGCCGAGCAGCTCGAGCGCCTTCGTCTTGTCCCAGAACTTCACCTTGCTGAGCTGCGCGACGCCGTCCTCGCCGCCGATCGTCGTCACCTCGACGCCGGCGAGCGCACGCCGCACGTCGGGCGACATCTCGTGCAGCGGCTTGAGCTTCCCTTGGGCATCGAAGGCCTGGCCGATGTCGCACGTGGCGAGGCGCAGGAGCTCACGGAGGACGTCGTCCTGCGTCACCTCGACGCGCTCGGCTCGACGCTTCAAGGCCTCGTCGATGGCCGCGCGAACACCAACATTCTCCAACAGCCGCGGGCCCTGGG